GACGACGCCTTGCTTGATGCGCTTCTTCAGGATCTCAGCCGGCCAGCGGCCGGCCTCCGGAACCGGTTCGCCTTTGAAGCGATAGGTTCCGTCGGCCAACCGAAGCCGGACTAAAGCCCGATAGCTCATTAGCTCACGCACTCATTGAAGAATGCACCGCACTCGGCGGCGACAAGCTTCGGAGCGAAGGCGAGCTCGCCCTCGATGCGATCTGCTGCGAGGTGCTCCATGCGGAAGCGCTTCACACGGTTGCCCATGGCACCGGCTCCGAGGAGACCGTTCCACGAGAAGAGATAACCGCCCGAAGGCTGCATCAAGCTCGGAGTCGGGTTAGCGTACACGAGGAGCGCATCTTGCTTGTCGAAGATGAAGTCGGTCGTGGTCGCTGCGTTCTCTTCCGAGGTCGTGCGAATCGCACGGCTCACGATGTACTCGTCGACGCCGAAGGCCGCTGCGAGGAGATCCTCGGTCACGATTCCGGTTTGCGTGTACTTGATGCGGTCCAAGATGTCGGGGTGATTCATCAGAACCCGATGGACCTGAGCACCGACGACGAGCTTGTTCGGACGAACGCCGGTCTTCCCGATGATCGACTCGGCCTGTTCGGCGACATCTTCGATCGGAGTCGAGTTCGCAGCGCTCCACAAGGTGCCGGGCGTGATATCGCCGCCACCGACGGAACCGGTCCACGTTCCGGTCGTGAAGAAGTTCGAGGCCCAAAGCTGATCGCGTTTGATCATGAGCTGTTGCATGACGTACTGGGTAGCGTCACGATCAGCGTTGATCGCTGCGTCGGCATTGGCGCGCATCTGGTCGGCTACGTCCATGTGCACGGCGTACACTGGCGCATAGTAGCTGTCGGTGGACAGGCGATAGCCCGAGCCGGCCGATTCGCTACCGGGCCCACGAAGCTGCGCTTCGCTGCGGAGCATGTCGCCGCGGTCATATTTGAAGAAAGCGTCGCTTTGCTTTGCGACCGCAACGGTCGGAAAGATGCGATCGGCGACGAAGGCCGCAGCCTCATTCATGAAGGCGGAACTGATCTGAGTCAGTACCGCGTCGACATGTACGTCCGAAGGTGTTGGATTAGACATTGATCAAGCTCCTAAGCTTTGATGGATGGGGCGAGACAGGAAATCGCAGCCGTTGCGATTTCGCCGGAGCCTGCGCCGTCGATGAGTTGGCCGAGAACGTGCTGGGTGCTAACGGCCGCTTGAGCCTTGGCACCGGTCGACGTTGCGACGATTGCGCCTGCGGATAACGAAGCGCCGGACTCGAGCTTCGAGATGCCAGCGATACGGACGACCGCAGCGCGACCGGCTGCGCCGGGCTTGTTCTGAAGCACGCCGAGAGGAACGTCGTCAACGCCGTCGCAAAGATTGATAGTGTTATCTGCGGTCAGCTTAACAATATGATATTGTTTCGCCGAGAGATCCGCAGCGGCGGAAACGGTCAGATCAACTGCACCGCTCGTTGAATCGTAAGCCATGAGAAATCTCCTTTAAGGCGTTACTTGGTGGATCGTTCGGCGACGTATTCGCCGTAAAGATTAGAATGCAACCGGGTCACGTCAGCGAAAGCCGATGGGCGATCGTTGTTCAGGCCCTTCGAGATGCGCTCTTCGACGAGCTGATCAATGCGCTCAAGCGCTGAGCCCGTGGCAACCGTCGCCGTCGCCTTGCCGGCTTCGGTGAATGCGCCCGACGCTTCGGCCTGATGAGCCTTGGCGATGCGAGAGAAGGTCGCCTCGAGAGCCTTGAGGCTTTCCGGTGCGGCCTTGCGGAGTTCGCCGAAGACCTTTCCGAGCTCGTCGGATTGGACGCCGGGAACGACGCCGAAGTTCTTCTCGACGCTTTCGATGTCGGCCTTCAAGACCTTCTCGTCTCGCTCGGATTTCAGCACGGCCTCAAGCTCGGCGATGCGATCTTGCGCGGCCTTCAATACCGGCTCGACCTCGACGGCCTTTGCGACTTCTTCTTCGCTCGGCTCTTCGATCACTTCCTCGGAAGCTTCGGGCGATGCTTCGAGCGTTTCGCCTTCTTCTTCGTCGCCGGCTTCCGCTTGAGCTGCGAGGCCGAACGCTTGAAGCGCCTCGGCCGGGATCTCGTCGGAGAAGCCTTCGAGAAGACGATGAGCGCTCACAAGAGCGGCTCGAGCGTCTTCGCTGATTTCGTATTTTTGGACGCCCTCGACGAGCGCCTCTTCTTTGTCGGTCGCTGTATCGGCGACCGCTTGAATTGTGTCTTTCACTGTTTTGGTTCCTTCGTCGCGTTTCCATACTAGGAAGCGGCGACCGTTCGCAGCGCGATCAACGAGGCTCACCTCATCGACGCGCAAGTCTTCGAGAATAGTAGCGCCGGCGACGGGCTCAAGCTGTTCTTCTGGCACCGATGCCCCCGATCGAAAAGCCGGAGTAGCCTCCGGACTTTACCATTTCCCATAGTTCGTCGGATCGAACCTTGACGGCCATGATCCACGTCCCAGCGCTGTACGATTGGCCGCCCATTTCACCATCGGACGGGGCGAGGTAGCTTTCGACTACCTCCGCATCTGCGAGCCCGCTGTGCATATCGCCGACAGCTCGAGACTTGACGAGGAAATCATGCGCCGCCGTTTCGATCGTGTCAACTGCAACCGTGTCGCCTTGAAGATCCACCGTGTCCGGCTCGAGGACAATCCCGTAGACGATGCGCTTCTCTTCGTCGGCTTTGGCGATGTCGACGCCGAAGGTTTTCCGAGCGACTCGCCTCTCGATCAGCGCCTTGATGGCCTTGATCTTTCGACCGACTTCGCCGGAGTCGCCTCGCTTCATCACGGCCGCCGGATGCGGAAGGGAGAAGTCAGCTCGATCGCCGAGAGCTCGCTTCGCTTCTTTGCCGAGAGCGACGATCACCGGAACCGAGTCGAGCGTCTTCGAGACCGATTTCCCTTGCTCGTCTTCTCTATCCATCTGTCGGCCGATTCGCTCGGACCACCGACGGCCAGCCGTTCCGCCCCACAAGAGCCAGGCGATTTTGCCTGCGCCGGGGTAGCCTGGAGCGTTTCGGTCTTTGTTCTTCGGGGCGTCCATGTCGACTTCGTGTCGTGCGAAATAAGAGATCATCCGACGGATCGTCGACGGAGAGACGCTCGTTCCGTTGCTAAGGTCTCGAGCTCTCGCAACGCCGACGGCCGTTCCGCCTCGGTTATGCTCAGCGCGCAATCGAAGGCCGAGAGCCGCTTCTTCTCGAACGCCCTTGGGCGGAGAGAAGTCTATCTCTTCGTAGCGCTTCTCGATCGTGTCTTCGAAGACCGTCGTCACCATGAACGGAGCCGACAGCGGCTCGGCGTAAACCTCGGCGAAGGTGACACCGACTCGGCCGGCGAGATGGCGACCTCGGGCGAGGTCAAGGGCCGACGGCGAAGAGCCGACGAATGCGACGAGCGGCGAGCCGCCTTCAGACTTTGAGATCATCTTGTTTCCAATACAATAGCGCAACGACAGTTAGGATGGGCCGGAGGCATCTCGAGCGGGCCGATGAGGCTTTCGAACATGCCGCCGATGGGTTGCTCTTGGCCGTCGAGATCAAGGCAGATCGGACACGTCCGCTCGCCGGGATCGGCGACCCAAACGCGAACGGAGCCGGCGAGAACGAGACCTTGATCGACGGCCAGTTGAAACGCTTGATTCTGGCCTGCGGCCTGAGCGAAGACGGTCTCGGTCCGTGCGATCAGTTCGGCGCGTTGCCGGAGCAGCTTTCGGCCGTAGGCGTCGAGCGCTCGGGTTTGCGCCGCTTGGCTTACGCCTGCGACTGTGAGCTCTTCGCCTCGGCGAAGGACAGCTCGCATCTGATCGGAGCGAAGACCGATCAACGGCTTGACCCGGCGCGCTAAGCGCTGCGGACTTCCGCCCTCGAGGTAAAGCTGAGCGACCGTCTCTCGGATCGCTTCTCTCGTGGTGGTCGTGATCTCGACGACGAGCTCGGCGGTCCGCTGTTCTAACCATGGCACCGTGTACGGGTTGGCCAGCGTAAACGATCCGCCAAGGCCGGCCGATGCGCTCTCGCCTGAAGCCCAGGCCAGCGACTGAAGCGCCGTCCGGATCTGAAGCGCTGCGGCGATTTCCTTTTGTTCGGCTCGAGTCGCTGCGCTCGTGATCGCAACGCCTGTCGCCGTGACCGGCGTCGCCGCCTTGCGCATCTTGGCCGGGACTTTCTCGAGGTCGATCGGCGGAAGCTCCGGCGCGTTGATATACTGAAGAAGCGCGTCGGCCTGGCCCGATCGAATAGCGTCGGCGATCACGTCGAGAGGAATCGGATCGGCCATCGCCTCGAAGATCCTCATCGACGCTCGCCTGATCGGTCCCTCTTGCTTCGCCCTTTGTCGGTCGGCGGCTTTCCAGTCGATGCGATCCCGTCGGCTCTCGCCCTTGCGAACCGTCGTCGTCTCGTGATGTCCGTGACAGCAAACGAAAGGCATAGGCTAAAAATCCTCCGGCTTGCCGATTGCCGATTCTGGTATCGTCTCGAGAAGCGCCTGAGCTTCATCGAGAGACAACGGGAAAGCGACCGAGATTGCGGCGGCCGCTGTCGCCCTAGGTAGAGCGCCAGAAATAACCTGCTCGATGATGCTTTGAAGGGCTGCGGTTTGCGCCCCATTGAAAGCCGTCTTCGGGTCGGCGGCTTCGGCTTCAATCTCAACCGGTCCGGTAGATGGCGAGAAGCCTTCGCCGTCTTCGAACTGCGCCGTCTCAATGTCCACGGCCGGAAGTCCGGCGGCGCTGCGAAGAGCGTCTTCGAGGCCAGCGTCCGGCGTGATGAGGCCGACGCCTGTCATCTGCTGAAGGAAGGTCGACAGCTCGTCGAGCGGCCGGTCTTCGATGTCGCCGTAATCGAAGCGGGGAAGAAGCGTCTTGTCGAACTCCGGATTATACTCGAACAAGCATTCGACAGCGAATCGGTTGAGCGTTGCGGCCATGCTCTCGAGCATCGCACGAAGCGAGGTCGCAAAGAGCGCCGTCTTCGACGAGGCTAAAGCAAACGAACCATGAGCATCGGAGCCGAGGAGGATGAACTCGGCGAGAACCGACATCGCTATTCGGGATTCATAACGCCGAATGATTTTGTCCGTATCGACCTGGCGACTTCCGCCGGTGCTCAAGAGTTCGAGCTTGAACCCGGTCGGCTTGCCTTCCCGATCGAGTTCCGCCGGCATGATCACGCCTTCTCGCTCGTCTCGCTTGATCTGCTGAATCATGCTTTCGAGATTAGCCCGAAGAGCCTTCTGAGCTGTCGTCGCCTTCGAGGTCATGATCTCCGGCGGAACCTGCAAAACCGGAAGGCCGGCGAGGTCACGCTCGACGCCGATCGCTTCGATCTCTTGGAGGCGCTTTAGGAAGAACCACGAGCGGAAGGAGTTCCGAAGAAGGCTTCGCCCTTGCGGATTCCCTCGCTCGCTCTTGGTCACGAAGAGTAGGAGCTTCTTTATCGGAATGATCACCTCTTCGAAATCGACGCGCTGAACCATGCCGGCGACGTTTCCGTCTTCGTCGAAGATCCATCGGGCGATCGTGTCTTGACCTCGGATCGAGAACTTGCGCCATCCGATCCGGCCGTCGTTGTACTTGCTGCGCCGAGTCGGGTCTTCGCTGTCGCCGCCTCGGACCTTGTACACGATTTCGAACGGAGCGAACCCGAAGACGAGCATCGATAGGACTTCGCTGATAAAGCTTTCCCAGTCGCTCGCCATGTCTTCGACGCATTCCTCGAGGAACTTCGCAGCGGCGATCGCTGCGTCGCTGTCGTCGGCTGGACGAACTCGCCATTCGACCTGGCGGATAAGGCTTTCGATGGCGTAGAGGATCGCGCCGACAACGGCGTCGTTGTCTCGCATCTCGGAATAGGCTCGAATCCCTCGCAGGCCGCGAAGCTGATTCAACCATTCGTCGCTAATGATGCCGCCGGATTCTTTGAGTCCGGTCGAGCCGAGTTCGAAATAGTAAGATTCGTTATCTTCGGGCAAGAGAGCGCCCTCCTAAAAATTCCACGGTGAAGAGCGAAGACCGAAATCGCCGAAGTCGAGGTTTTCGGTGCGAGTAATATCAGGCCGAGACGAAACGAACGCAAGAGACAAAGCGTCGGCCCTATCGGGCGAGCCCTCTTGTTCTCGCTTGCTTTCGATCTGAACTTTTCCGCTCGAGGTGATGAGGTAGCGAATCGAGGCGAGCTGCGAGGCGAGCTCGTCGTCTTCTTCGATGTCGATCTCTCCGGCTTCGAATCGCTCTCGAAGCGTCCAGAAGATTTCGGCCCGAAGGTTTGCGAACCGCTCTCGGTCGCTGGCCGCCGTTCCGACGTTGACACCGACGACGGGGAGGTCGAGTTCGGTGAGCCGATCGAGTACGCCTGCGCCGATCCCGATCTCGTCGACGTTGATCCGGCTCGGCTGTTCTTCGGCCACGGCGAAGAGTCGAGCGATGCGGCCTGCGACTTGCATCGTGTCGAGCTTGCGGAAGGTCGCCAAGACTCGAGCGACCGGCCCTCGCCTCTCGATGATCACGGTCTCGTCGGCCCCCATGCGAGCGACATCGACGCCCCATGAGATCGGGCCGACCGGTTCGAGCTCAGCGAGCTGCGCCGATTCGATGCGATGCAAGGGAACGAGAACGTTGTCGCCTTCGGCCGGGAACTCCGCAGCGATGCGAGCGGCCCACATCGGAGAGCCTGCGCCCCATTGCTTGCGCTTGAGATGGACCCATTCCGGATTGACGAGCGTCGGATAAGGTAACGCCTGAGCGCCTTGGAGCTCTCGCCAGTCGTCGAGATTGTCTTCGGTGATCCCGAAGCTCGTGAAGTTGGGACAGTCGAAGGCGCTGATCTTGAACCTTGCGCCTTGCTGTTTTGCGAACGCTCGCCCGAACGGAGTCTGAGCGTCGGTAGGGTTGCCGATGCGCAAGAGGCGACAATGCTCGCCGGAGAGGATCGAGTCGACGGCCGTGTCGATCTGCTCGGAGACGCCGCAGGCTTCATCGATGATGACGAGCGTCGACTTCGCGTGGAACCCTTGAAAGCGGTCCGGGTCATGGTCGGCCGCCGTGAAGCCTAGAGCGAGCCAGTCTTCCGAGATGCGAAGAGCCGTCGTCGACAGATCGCCTCCTAGCGGAACTCTCGAGCGGCTGTGGGCTGTTGCGATCTCTCGCCAGATGATGCCCCGAACCTGTCGAGCGGTCGGCGCTGTCGTGATGACGAGCGACCTCGGATGGTTGAACAGAAACCAAAGAGCCGCCCGACTGGCGACCCATGACTTCCCGGCGCTATGACACGAGCGGACGTTGACCTCTCGGTTGTCGACTAGGGCGTTTAGGATCTCGGCTTGCTTCGGCCAGGGCTTATTGCCGAGGACGTTCTCGACCCACCATGCCGGGTCCGACTTAGCCCGACGAACCATCCGCCTTTGCTTGCGTTCTTCCCGATGCGGCGAGCTCTTTCGCTTGCGCTTCTCGGTTGCGGCCGCCTGCGTCATTCGTCGCCGCCTTTATCGTCGACGGACTCGACGAGCTTCGCCCATGATTCGACTTGGATCGGCGAGCCGTGCTTTCCGGTGTGCTCGATGCGCTTCGCTCCGAAGTCGGCGACGTGGCCTCGCTCGAGGAGCCACGACGCAGCGCGCCAGTCGTCGACCGCAGCGGTCCGGATCGTCGAGACAAGCGAATCGACCGCTTGCGCTCGCGCACGCGCTACGGCTGCTGCGAAGGCCGCGTATGGTTCCTG